TCATTGGGATGGATACAGCAAACTACGATGACGCATTTGGTTCGCCATTGTAGTGGCCTTTGCATTCTTCTGCAGTGATTGTTTATATTCCTCCATTAATGAACTCAACCGTTCTGTAGGAAGTTTATCAACATTCCACTTTTTATCAGTCATCGCCTGCTTAAAGCCCGGATAGTCTTTGTCTGCCGCCAGTCGCTGACGGAGCGCATCACTGTTACTCTGTTCTGCACGCTTATCATCTTCCGTACCCAGAGGCGTCACACCATATACGCTATACAGATGCTGCTCCAGATCCTGGTACTGCTTGTCGTTAGCGTCGATATTATCCAGAACCGTCTTATGAGTGGCGACATCACCGCCGATATCTCCTGCCCGCAACTTACTGTCAGACTCAATACGCTTCTCTTCAAGATCTGCAATTTTCCCTGCAACCTGCTGCCGAACAGTATTTTTCCCGGCCCCACCAAGCGCTTTCGCATTTGGGCTGGAGGAAATCAGAGCTGATGCCGCCGCGCGCGCAAACATTTGCTGCCCGGCCGCTTCTTTTGGAATAGCAATCAGGGGATCATCCGGATGCGTGGTACCAAATTTCGACAGCGGCCCTTCAGCAGTAGAACCATCCGAGTACGTCAGCTTAATTTTCGGTGAAATGAGCTTTCCGTCGGGGGATGGAATGACGCCTGTTATTTCACGACCTGCAACCGTCTTACCATTGCCAGGATCCACCTCCCCAACCCCGCGCTTGAGCTCCGGTGCCAGAACGGTATTCAGGTTTCGCAGATTCTCTGCAGAGTTCAGTTGATCCGGATTTTTGCCCAACGCATTCGTAATCGACTTAACCGCAGAACGGTATGGCATACCAGACATTGCCCCCAGATCAAACGGTGTACCGCTCAGTTTATCGAGCACCTCTGCCGGGACTTCGCCCCCATTTGACAGGATCTGAATAGTTCCCTGCCAGACCGGTTGTAATTCAGCCATCTGATTACGGTATTGCTCCATACCTAACTGAGCGCTACGAAATGCCTGATTCATGCCAGCTATCTGCTGCTGCATTTGCATTTCTTTATCGCGAAGCCCCATCTCATCTGCGTGAAACTGTTTCTGCTGACCCAGTGAATCCTGTCTGAACTGGTTATTCTGATCGAATTCACGCTGACGCATAATCTGGTCTGCCTGGCGCAGGCTGTTCGACTCTTCCTGGTATTTCTGATTGTTCACCGTGCGCCAGATGTTGTTGACCGAATTCAGACCTTCGGCAAATCCGCTTGAAAAAGACATACTTCCCCCTAAAACATCGCCGCAACTGACATCGCCAGTGCTGCCATATTCAGTCCCTCAAAAGCGCCCTGCTCAGTTTCGCGTTTTGCTGTCTGCTGGGCGTCAATCTGCTGCTGTGCGGCTTCGCGCTGGGCTTCTTCATTCGCCGCTTGTCCCATGCCCTGCATGGCTTCTTTGCGGGTTTGCTGCCCGGCCTGTAAAAGTCCATAGCCCATATCAGTAAGCCCCTTCAGTGTGGTACTTCATAGCGCCGGATGCTTTCGCTCCGGAGCCGGTGAGAATATTAAGATCGCGCTGCTGTTCTGCCGTTCGGATACCGTCGATGTGCTGGCTGAATTTGATGAACTGGCTTTCAGACGTGTGCCTCGCTGTCCGCCCTTTGCCTGTTTCCTGGCTCTGGCGAGCGAATCCTTCACATTCATGCTGGCAATTCCTTCACGCTCTGCGCCAGCGTAATCCGGTCCACCTGCGCATAGCCGTAGACCTCGGCCTGCCACTTACTGCCAGCCATCACAGGTAAGCGGAAAATATTATCCACGATCGAGCCCGGCGGCATGGTGCACGCCAGTTGCCCTTCAATAAAGAAGCGGATACCGACCTGAATGACCGACGGAGACATAACACGGCAAACGGAATAGCTGCTGCCCTGCGGGACATGAAACACTTTTGATCGCCAGCGCATAGAAAGCGGTGTCTGCGACGCCTGAGAGACCCAAAGCTCATCATTTTTTGCCACATAAAGCAGATCGCTCTGTGGGTCGGCATAGGCTGCATCGAAGGTGTTCGTCAGACGACGGAGATCGTTGTTATTTGGGTCGTAGATAAACCCTCTGACGGTGTCATACACGCCGTCACCATCCCCATCATAGTCATACAGACCGATGTAATTGCCGCCAACCGACCACGCACGAACAGTAGTGGGGTTGAACGCCTGCCACTGCTCACGCGTCATCACATTTGCAGTTGCGACCGAACCCGTTCCTGTAGCCGTTACTTTCACTATTCCTGCCGGGCCAGCATAGAGAACAAAACCCAGCATCGAAACCATAGAGCGCTTTGACAGGCAGGCCTGATTTAACTGTACGGGCTTATCGCTGATGTTACCTGGCGTTATGCCAGAGAAGACAACCGGGACACCTTCTGTGCCAGCAACAACAGCGGTATCCACTGAGGCTATAGCGACTATGTTGTCGTAGGTAGACAACTTATAGGCATCGGGCCAGGCATACGGCAGATAAGGTATTGAGAACATAATTTCATTGCCCGCAAACCCCACGCTGATCCCGTTGTTCATTGCGCACAGGCCGACCATATTATCCGGCGGCATCAGATAGTCTTCCGTTTCCAGCGTTGCCGTCAGTTCATCACTGGCCAGGCTGTCAACATAACTGGTCACCGCGATATCAAGCTCGACAACTTCAAGGAATTCGGCGTCACTGGTTGTCGTGACAGTCCTATAAATACGTCGGCGCGTGATGTTGTAATTGCCTGCCGGTGGCGCAGCAAGACTGAGTGTAACAGAGCTGCCAGGTGCCGTGATTTCCACATCTGCTGATGCCGGACCTGGCGGCCCCTCTTCACCGTAAGCAGTTACGTAGGTTTCGCAGTAATAGCGCGTTTCGTCATTCGTCGGATCGTCATCAATAACCGGGTTACCGTCATCATCATTGGGTGGGGTACCGAAATCTGTTCTTCGAGGTAATTAATTCGGTCATCACGCAGCTCTTTACTGAGCATCTTTTTCAGCTTCTTCATACGTGTAGTTTCACGCTGAGCATATGGACCATAAAGGCGATGCAGGTGCTGGAGAGATCGGTGCTGACTGCTCAGTGGCCGATGAAACTGGAGGGCGACAACCGTCTGGCACATCCTTTCCACCAGCGGTTTGTCAGCTAACTGGCTTTTAGAGCAGAAGGTTTTCGCCCACTTTGTGACATTGTCACGCAACGCGCGCTCCTGCTGCTTATCATCCCTGTAATTCACCATGATAATCTGATAACCCACTGGGTTTTCACGCTCCAGTATTGCCAGCATTGCCGCAATATCATCCCAGTGGATGGACGACTTACCGCCGCGTGGTTCCAGCTTTGCTGTCCGGGGATCGAAGATTTTGATAGCTGTTTCTGTGCTCATTTGTATGTCTCGCTAACCTGCTTTGGTCGCGGGAATTATCTCATAAAAAGGAGCAATTGCTTGTAGTGTTGCAAAAAGTGAAATGCAGTACAGGCTGTCAATTCATATTCAACCAGAATGACTCCTGACAAACATTATGAAAATTTTTCTTCATTGGTCTGATTTCCTGCCCAGCTGCATCTATCACCTCCCAACAAATCCAACATTCAGGGCAAACATCATTGGGATGTTGTATTGCTTCAAGCTCATTAGTGCATCGGATAACCACACCGCTATCATGAAGCCATTCCATGGCGATAGTTTCAACTTCAGCCAAATCATCCTGCACCCACTGTTCTTGAATGCAAATTACTTCCTTTCCGTTTTTAATAGCATTCACATAATACGCCAAATCAATCATATCTTTTTCATCGTATGCAATATTTGTGGTAACCAATATATCTTCTTATTGTCACTTTCTCAGCATTCTAACCGTAACAAAATCTTGTCTCCAGACACTGTATGCCTAATGTCAAGTTCACCGCGTACAGGAATGCCAGATAAGCTTCCTGTAAATTACAACTCAAGTTTGAGTAAAATTTGCCGATAAGTTCATTTTCTAACTGAATATCCAGCATAAAAGCATTATCAGTTCTGCGAAAAGGTTACCGCAGACCTGGAGGATTGATTTAGTGTCAAGCTTATAAGCATCAAATTTTTCACGGCTATTTGTTAGATAACTTTCGGAAAAGAATACATAAAGGAGCAATAAATGGCATACCGCTATGATGAAGATTTACACTTTTTAAAAGATTGTTCGGATGAGCAATTGGAAGACCTGGTGTATATCCTTACTCATGATAAGGATGGAGAAACCAGATGGACAGAGGAGCTTACCTCAAACGAAAGGTATAAATCATTCCATCCCAAACATAGCAAATATTGGGAAGAAATCGCGGCAGAAGTGCAATGTTTTGGAGCTAATACATTTGCAACGATGTTTCGAGGCGGGAAAGGTGTTCTATACAAAGAAGTTCTATGCGATGTCTGTGATAAGATCAAAGTAAATTATAATAAAAACGCGCAAACAGAAGTCATTGAAAACAACTTACTAATGAAGATTATAACTGATGCACTAGAGAGTATGTCACTAGAACAAATAAGAGAACTAGGCTCAGAACTTGGAATAAAAAACACTTCTGGACTGACACCTCAAACCTTAACTGCTGGTTTTCAGGCAATATTTAAAGCCGGAGGCTTCAAATCTTATCAACTTACGGCAATTATCGTAAACCTAGTTATGAAAGCAATATTTGGAAGAGGACTTAGCTTTGTAGCCGCTGGATCACTGATGAGGACGATGTCCGTACTTACAGGACCTGTAGGTTGGGCAATCACTGGTCTTTGGACAGCTGTAGACCTTGGTAGCACAGCATATAGAGTAACAATACCAGCAGTTATTCAAGTTGCCTACTTAAGAAACCAAAAAGCGGCCAATATTGCCTCCGAGATAACCTTTTAAAACTATGCTCTCTTCGTATATCACGAAGAGAGAATTCAAGTACTCGCTCAAGCTGACTACCGTGTTTCTGTTTCCAAACAGCGGCATTGCAGTTCAGTACGACAAGCACGACACAGAAGCATTACGTTCAAGTCCCCTGCTTCTGTTTCTGTCCTCCAAACCCATAACCAACGAGGTGGTGCGGATCGTCACTAGGAACACCGCCCCGCAGCATATATGAGTTTTTACTAAGTCATTAATCGACCGCGTTGACTGTCTCAGGGCGTAAAGCGGACATAAGTTAAATGAATTTGCAGACGGTACCTTTGATCGAAGAAACCACCTAACCGTGCCAGATATCCGACTCTCTCTCAAGAAAACTAATGTAGAGAAGATTTTGAAAAAATATTTATAACAAAAACTCCGGCACAAATAAGGATCATGCCTGCAATCGCCGGGAAATCGAGCTTTTGCCCGCTTACCAACCAGCCCAAAAGGCTGATTAATACGATTCCAGCACCTGACCAAATTGCGTACGCAATACCCGTTGGAATGGGCGACAGCGTCTGGGCGAGAAGATAAAAAGCAGTATGTATCGCCTTTCATACCCTCTGAGCATATTAGTATCAACTAGTTGCGAACCATGCCGATACTGGCAGAATGACTATCATTTGATGATAATGAAAGAAGGATACTTAAATTGAACAGAATGACAGGAATTGCTGTTTTATGTCTTGCGCTGATGGGATGCAGTTCTATGCCCTCAGAAAACAGAACGCAGTACCTGAGAACGGAAATGCAATCACCAGTTTCAGGGCCTACCACAGTAACTGTAACCGCGGACAGCCTTCTGAAAAAAGACAATACCCGTAATTTGCTACTGTACGCACTCCGCCCGTTGCCTGGAAAAGTATTCACCTCTGATTTGGACAGAAAATTTGCAGCAGCGACGATCTATATCGATTTGTACGCAGATAAAGGAAACAGTACGGCCGAGATCAGTGGTGAGATAAATTACTATGATCACGAGCAATATGTGAATGCCCGCCTGGTAGGAGGCATTGTCAGGACAATACCATTTGCACCACAGGCCATCCCACTGACACTCAATAAGCCTTTATCAATCAGTCTGCCACATGGGATCCACTATTCCGTCATGCTGACGGACAGCCAGCCTTGAACATAGCTCCGCTTAAAAAAGCGCATGAGGACGTAATGGCGAATATATGGCACAAAATTAAATCGGTTTTCATAGCAGAACCGGAAGATGCATACTGGGATCAAAGAGCGACCAACCTGGACTATCTGGTGAAGCGGCATACGGGTGAAATTGTAGTTGATCCGACCACCGCTCACTTGTCTCTGGATGACCGGGCCAAAATGGCAGTCGATACGGTAGACTTCGAGACGATGCTTGCCGACCTGGAGATATCGACGGATTATCGTGCACTCAATTCCAATGATATTGTTGTGGCAGTCTGCATTGGGATCATGGGGGTTGGTGCTGCGCATATGACAAATCACTATGCCGATGCACTGGAAGAAAAGTTCGTAAAGCTGCATGAGTATTTTAAGCCTGAGGGTACAGGTGCTAGTCCCTTAGACTACCGGGCAGGTGCTAACCATCGATCTATCTTTGGGCACGACTTTAATCTCAATCAGAAACTGCCAGACGGTTATACGTATGGAGGGCAAGATGTCGGTGGGCAAACTGTATATTCGCTGGTGCTAAAATACCTCGAAAGTAACTTTCCCGGGAGCTGTGGACTCGGCCTGCATCTTAAAGCAATCTTGCATATTCTGACCCACTATCTTTCCGATTTACCCACAACGAAAGGGTTACCTTTACCCTTTGCTTCTTTTTTTACAGAATGGAAAGAGGACCCCACCAAATCATCAAGTTATGCGGCTTCTAACCCTTTGATGGAAGCTCTGGGAGATGAGTACGGAACTATAAACGCAGCTGATGCATCCAGCTACGCTGTTATGAAGTTGCTTTTACTCTCTTATGGCGCTTTTGCCCATAGGGGACTGGATACTCCGGAAGATGAAAAAGAGCTACATAAGACGCAACTTGCGGTGATCGCTTATGGCACTGCGCTTGTTATACAGATGCTTCTGCTGGTAACAGGAACTCTTGGACGAACCGGAAAGCTGAACTACCTTATTGCCGGTCCGTTCCTCTGGAACAGTGCCCGCTCGGTGTTGATAGTCCATAAACAACATCGTCAGGTCATGACTCATTACGAGAAGTCTATTGCCGTACTTAATGACAGCGAATCAAATTTTGACGATTGGGTAAAAACTGTATGCGTTTAGTAAACCATGCCTCTAATACAAAAAACTTTTATCATTTTGAAGACTCCGATGATTGTTGCGAGCCTGCTGTAGTAACAGCAGCAGCTGAGCGTTTGCGGCAAAGCAAAGATCTTAATGCTGCTGATGCCGCCCAACTCGAAACGATTGTCTCGCTTGAACTGCTGAGGTATGAGTACGCTTCTGGCGAAATGCCGGTGGATGATTTAAAGTCGCAGATACAAAAACTGCGTAATAATTTAATCGATGTCCATGGTCGAGAACCTTTCGATAACGGCAATATAGACAAAGGTTTCTACAGATTTCTGAACGAGGAATATGGTCTTGTCACAAAGTAAAAACATCCTGGCCGCTGTTGGGTTATTAGTGACTGCTATTTCATCAGCTTTTGCAGGAAAAAAGGCTTCGGACCATCTTGAAAAACGTCGTAAAAAATCGCTTGAAAAGGAAGAGGGTGGGATTGATAAAAAACTAAAAAAGGACGGCAAATGATTATTTTACTTATTGTTATTGCATTAATTGCTTTTGTTATTATATTTGGCGCAAATGAGGTGCCCAGACGAAGAAGGCATCAGGCGATGCAGGAGGCAAAAAAGAAAAGGTTTCGTGATAGTGATCAGAGATGAATGACGAAGTATTACGCTCAAGCATATGTAGCATATTGATGATGTTCACTTCCCATTATCTGATATGCATTAGCTCAGACCTAGTCTGACAGTTACTGGTTATTTATGCAGGTGTCTGTCAGATTACATCTGGCTTAAATTTTTATCAGCCCAGATGCGTTTTCCATCAAGTTGAGTTGAAGGTCCGCTGTGAGCGAAGAGCGGAAGTTCATAGTTGTTCAAATTTCTGATAAAAGCTTTACCAACCTCGCTATACCACTCCTCCCACACTATTGATATTTACCTCAATATTCATACCGAACGAACTTGAGTAGCTTATGTGCAAATATTCTAATCTTCTTGTATCAACCATCATTGCTCTGGTATCAGATTGTGTTTCATGGTGTAGGATAGCCCCCCTTTACAAGAGGGACAAGTTTAAAGCAATCTTTTTTGCATTGAATTTCTACTTGAAGTGAGTTTATATTTAATTATTAAATATTTCTTATATTGGTTAAACTGTGAAATTGCCATCTATATGTTGCTCAAATCGTCCTGTCAATATCATTAACTGGATTAAAAGGGAGGATACTCTATTTCTATTGGAATCAATACCCAACATATATAAGTCACCAGCGACTGTATTTATATTGCCATGCTTAACGCAATTGGGAAGCATTTTAAAATCCTGAGTTTTTAGTATCTTATTATATTTCCGCCCGATTAATTCAACAACCTTTTTAGTCCCAATCTCAGATATTATCTTGTATGGGCAATTGAAAAGCTCAAAAAAGACCTCATATTCTTCTTGAGACCTTTCTAGCAATTCATTTATTTCTGAAAAAAAGTCTTTCCCATTAATGTATTCTTTCCATATATCCATGCGTACAACATTTTTTTTATCATAGTATGGTTCTAAACTTGAAACCGGTTTTTCAATGACAATTCCATTACTTGTAGATTTATAGTTGAACTTAATATAGCCCTTTAGTAACTTGTTATTACCATCTTCAATATTTTGGTGGTTTTTATTTATTGCTGTCATAATCATGGTTTTTGATTTTTGATTCCATGAATTGTCATTATCTATCAAACTTGAATCTACAAGGATATTGGCTATAGTGTTATTATTGTGGCTTAATGTTTTTACTTTACCTTCTTCAATATACGGAGCATCAGAATCGAGAGATAGTTTATACCAACGTGACTTATCCCCTTCTTTTTTAATTGCCAACCCAAAAGGCTCATTGGTTCCTATACCCACATATAATGGCAAATAAATTTTCTTACCATTTGCGTCGTTGCATTTTATTATTTTTAGATGTATTTTTTCTTTTTCCACATGTAGAAAGTTATCTTTAAAGTAGTCACGCAACTCTGTATTAGTTATTTCACTAAAGTCAATTTGGCTTATTTTTCTTGAAATATCAAATTGCTTATCCCATTGAGGGAACTCGAAAAACTCTAAATCAATAACTACAGCATCCTTAAGACCTAATTGTCTTAAATCGTTTAAGATACTATCATTTTGTATTACAGTTTCTTTCCTGGAAACCTCAATGCGATAGTCTAAACCCATAAGGTGATAATTGAAGTTATGATATAATGATGTCCTGAAATCCCATCGCCCGAATAAATCTTTTTCAATACCACGTTCCTCTTTGATGAATTTAAAAAGTTCAATTTCAAAAAAAGAATTTTCCACATTATTAATTAAAGAAAAATTGAATTTTTCATTTGAGTATATGAAGTCCTTTAAAATATAAGGCAGGTTTTTGTCTGGGCCTAATATTTCATTTGTCATTATTACATCTGCCTTAATTAAATCATTTGATTTTTTAATTCTTTCATTTATTGATTCAATAAATTTCATACTCTCCCCTCACTTTTTTATTGAAATTGTTTTGATATTATAAGACAAACATATAGAAAATGAAAAGATTAAATAGAATATAAAATGATACACTGCGTATAAGAATGATGCAACATACCTGAACCTCTACTTGCTATTTTTTCTTGACGACTTAATATCATATGTTAACCATCATTCATCCAGATGTATAAGTCTGTATGAAACGTTATATCTCATAAAGTTATTCTGTCTCAGAAAAGACTAAACATAATTACGGTTCAGCCCAGTTAGGAAAAGTGAAAACTGATGGGCTTCTTTATTTCAAGGGACTTTATGCTCCAGCCAAGCTTGTAGCGTCACCGGCACCGTTGATAAAGTCAAAAAGGATGATCAACTGTTCCAGTCCCATGCAAGCATTAGCTAACTCACGTTCAAATGGGCGAATAAGTGCGGCTCCTTCTAGACGAAGCTGGGTGATCGCATAATTAGCCAGGAACTCATGCACCGTAGTGTTGCGCTGATTTTTAAATGATTTGAGGTAGGCATTATAGTCTGCACGTAACCCCAGTTTTTCAAAAACAACGCGAGTCTGGCCTAACGTCAATATTTCTAATTTCCCTTTGGGAAGGTTAAAGCCAAGGAGCGATTCGTTGATTTTTTTAGGGCAAACTCTAGCTATTGCGCCTTACTCATAAACAGACCATACCGCTCAAGAAAGGGTTTCCCCTCATAGATTTCGAGTCCGGTTAAAATCTTTTCCTGAAGTTCCTTACCGCCCAGCGTATCATTTCCATACGTATTTCCTTAATGACCAGCTCCCCGTTGCTCGACATAAACTGTTGTTAGCTACTTCCGCTCCTGGCACAAAGCAGTCTCTCTTCTAACTTACTCAGACCATGGACATATCGTACCGAATCATGATGCAGCAATATTATTCGGTTTTACGATACGCAGCCTGTCACAATCACTCCCAGCCCCAGTGCACGGTGCTGTAACCGGAAAATATGTTCCAGTTGGCTACCGTGTTGACTCTCCCATATAGCTACGTTGTCGTGCAGTTCCCGGTGGCAAATACGGCACATGGGCATAACGTGGAAATCCCCTGCTTTCATGCCTGTACCGCCGAACCCGTGACCAACAAGATGGTGTGGATCGTCTCCAGGTTCACCGCAACCGCAGCACGCCTGCATTTTGACCCAGTCAGTGTACGCCTGACATTCCCAACGAGGAATTTTCGGACGGCGCATGTACTGCGCTGGCGCGTCAGCATCGATCGCGACAACCAGAACCGGCATATCCTCGACAGCAGTTGTAATTATTGCTAGTGGATCTGGCGGGTTTATTACCAGTTCGCTCTCGCGGTAGACAGGTTTAATTGGCTCATCTGAAGGCATGCACAGCAACTTACGAATAACTGTGTCAGGGAGGAGACCAGCAACTCGTTTAACCAATGCCCAGCAACCCAGGTCACTGATAGTAACGATGTGATGATTGGGGTACCGAAAATGCGAGCGAACTGATTCAAGAATGTAATGCGCCGCATTTTGACGGGCAATATCAGCAACCAGCGCTGGAGGCTGGTCCACCAGCACGCGGTCATGATGCCAGCATAGGCAAAGGCCTGATTGCTCGTACTTGGCCGTGGTAAGTTCTTGGTGATGGTATTCATCTGCACCATGGTTCCACTGGCAGACGTTAAACTTTCTGACCCAACTCTGGACTGAGCCACCTGCGGCGCGCAGCACTTCAGGCTCCATCCAGAATGATGAAAATGCGGGATCCAACAGTAAGGGCTGTTCTTGTGGCAGTAAACCAGGCTTACGCCCGGCTTCCATCTCACCAGCCGGAGCAATAATCACTGGCCCGTAAAACAAGCTCATTAGCGAACGACCCGGTCGCAGAATCACCTGATCCAGTTCGCGAATGATGATGGGGTTAAGCAGTGCGCGCATCGGCTTTCCACCCGCCACGTATCAACTGGACACTACTGTCACATTCATTTCCCCAACAATCCCAACCAGGTATGTCGCCGCGCGCGAATAATTCAATCCGGGGAATATCGCCAACCAGACGCTGTAACATTTCACGAAATACCACAGGCTTGGCACTGTGTTCTCCGCGCGGAGCGGTAATGTGCTGGCAGATCGAAGCATCCAGTCGAACAGGCAGACGCCCACGCACGGCAAACAAGCAATCTTCGGAGTTAGCACGAGTAAGATGCCCCATTCCGATAGCGCTGTTACCCTTAATCCGGTTAGTTTTGTGCCATGTGAAACCTTTCATCGTGACCAGACGAAAACCCCAGGCTTTCATGACAGCCAGCGCCTCTTCGGGCTGAGTCGGTACCCACCACATAGCGAGCAGGCAGGATTCAGGGTTAGCCAGATCCCAGACAGGTAAACGGCAAATGTCATCAAACCGCATTACCGGATATTTGAACCCAGCACCGCGCTTACCATCTGCAGCATTGTCACGGTATGACCATGGTGGATCAGCATAGATAATCTGATACATCAGCAGATTCCCCCTGCACCACCAGGTGTGAATGGCGTAGCGCTTAACTTTTCCTGCAGTGAGTCAGTATCAAATTTAACGTCACGGCTTAAGCGGTATAACCGCAGATTCTTCAGATTAAACATTGCTAACCTCATATTTTGTTGGTTAAAGTGCGCTGGTCAGACGCGGTTTCTCGTGTTACTTCGTTCGCCTGGTCAGGCCGAACTTATTGCGAATTTCTGTGATGCGTTTTAAACCTTCCTCACGCGACAATGCCGGACGTGGTTTTTCAGTAAGTACCATAATCGGCTCGGGGATCGGTTCTCCACGGCGGGTTTTCTCGGCCATGGCGGTCAGTTCCCGGCGAGCAGCTTCCAGCAGTTCTTTTTCCGTCCAGTTGCTGGCACGCATACCGCCATACAGCGCAGTAACCATCCAGTAGTGCGCCGGGTGCTTCCAGTCATACGCCTCTGGTGAGGACAAATACCCGCGCTGCCGACAGTAGTCCCGGACAATCTCGACCAGTTCCTCGTCAGAAGGCAGACCGGCTATCCGCAGACTCCCTTCCCTGCACCAGGCAACGAACTGACCCGGTGACGGGATCCACGGCGTTTCCTGCTGGCGGGCAATCTGCATTCCGGCGTTCACCTGTGCCATAGTAGTGATCCCGTTCTCGGCAAATGCCAGCATCCAGGTTCGGCGAAATTCGTCGAGGTCATCCTGGGTTTTGACGTGTGTGCTGAGTGCAGGGAAAGTGGCGCGCAACTGACGAAACAGGTCGTTGAATACCTGAGCGGCCTGCTCTTCACGCTGGGGGGGCTGAGCTGTGCCACCAGCCAGTCGGCTGAGCGCCCTGCCGTCACGGTTCTGTATTGCCTGCATCAGGTTTTTCATCCCAGCACTCCTTCAGCCCAGTCTGTGTTATCCCAGTCAAGACCGCCGGAAACGGCGCCAGTTGATCGGCATCCCATCTGTGCGACAAGATTGTCCCATTTGCGGCGTAGCCCGGACGGGCTGAGGATGTTGGTGCTCCAGAAATGATGTTTGTTGGCCCAGCGGAACACCTCGCAGACCTGTTTGTGCGTGACGTTTCTGGCATTGCGCAGCAGGCGAATGTCGTTTGCCCACTCAATCCAGTTTGGTTCGCCAAGGGAAGCGTTGATGTTGAGCGCACGCTTAAACACATACGCCGCAGCGACCACATCATCCTGATTGCCCCATGAGCGACCACCGGCGGTATAGACCCCGTCGACCGCATCCGGATGGCGCTCAAGAAACCGCTTCGTCTGCTCAGAAATTATGCGCGGACGATAATTTAAGATCTGTATGTTTAGATCTGTGTATTGATCTGTATAGAGAATAGGAACGGCGACTTCGCCAGACCCAGGGAGCGGCGCTTCCGCCGTTCCGGACTGGCGGTTATGCGGTTCCGGTTCGGCGACTTCGCCATTCCCGTCTGGCGAATCAGGCTCTTTTTTCTCCTTCGGACATGGTGTTGCCGGGAACAGTTTTTCGATAAGAGCGTCACCATCAAGGTGGTAATGTTTGACCTTATCGCCGTTGGCCGTGCGCTTGTTCGCCGTACTGAGAATACCGGCCAGGTAGGCCTTTGATAACTTATCGACGACACGACGAACCTGATCTGAGCTGAGTTCGACCTCCTCTCCCAGTTCTTCATGGGTCTTATAAAACCAGCCGTCGTCACGGGTTGAATGCCCGGACCAGAAGATGATCTGGTTCAGAATTGCCGCAAGCTGATACGCCTGCTGGTCTCCGGCAAAGAAGCGCAGAAACTGCCTGGGTACAACCAGATTGTTTTTCTGCCCAGTCAGTGACTGAACAATATCGAATATTCGGCTCATAGCTCGCCCTACTGTCCCTTCTCGCAGACAGGGACAGAGTTACCATTCAATTGCTAACCGAGTGCTGTTGGTCGCAGCACGGTGCCGGTGAAAGCCCGGTACGCTTAGTGTTTTTTATCGCTACCGTTGTTCCGGATAAGCGAATAGTTTGCAGTCAGGCGATCAAGCAGCGCCTGAACAGCTGGCTCTCCACCAGCTGCGCGGGCCTGTCGGATAAGAACCTGACGGGCAATTTCGAGTGAACGGGCATTGTTATTCATCTTCTCCACCAGCAAGCCATGAGTGATCGGTTGGAAGTGCCTCGGCTTTGAGCGCGCGACGGATTTCTTCGGCAAGTTCCGGATCGCAACTGGTCATCTGATAAACCAGATTCTCCAGCGCCAGGTTCATTACGTCAGACTTATGAGAAACGCCGTGATCCCGGCATTTACGGGCCACGGCATCAACTGCAACCCGACGAGCCGGAGTAACGCGACAGCGCATGTCTTCGGTGCGCATGTCATCCGGTGTTACACCGCGATTACGACGTTGAGGCAGACGTTCAAGGATGGATTTAGTCATGGTTATCTCGTGTATTTGTTTAAGGTTGAAAATGCCCGTGGTCAGCGGGATTTAAACGGAAAAGGACGAGCTTCAGACCCGACCATTTTCCCGTTCTTGTATTCGATAATGGTGATATCTCGGCCAGAGTTAACCGCCTTCTGTACTGCCGATGGCTGGATATTCAATCCTCTGGCAACCCGACTAAGTTCACCATGTTTACTCACCAGATCTTTTAGCGCTGTTTTTTTCATAGGTCCTCCATTCGAAAGACTACATTTTTAGTGCAAATATGACAACACCTAAAATGCATTAAACAAATGTACCAATGGTATAAAATGACTGGATGCAGAAGAAAAAATTAACTTCAGAACAAATTGCTGATGCTGAGAGACTGAAAAGCATCTACGAAGCAAAGAAAAAGAGTCTTGACCTCACAATGCAGAGAATTGCTGATGAAATGGATATCAGTCTTTCTGCACTGGGGCATTACTTCTATGGCCGTAATTCACTGAATACAAAGGCCGTGTCTGCACTAGCTAAGCTTCTTCAAGTTGATGTGTCAGACATCAGCCCCTCACTTGATAAAGAACTCAGACAACAATCTCAATCGCTACAATTGTCCCTTACAGAAACTCAGCTTCAGGAGCGGGTGCCTGTACGTCTAAAGGTCATTACCGACGATGGTAAAGTTTGCACTGAGCCTTTGGGCGGCTATCTACGACTGGACAACTCGCAACTTTCCTCTTTCGGCGTGCAGATTATTGGTACCAAACTATGGCCGCGGGTAAAATCTGGGGAATTTTTAGTCGTTGAACCGGGGAGAACATGCCAACCGGGTGATGATGTCTATGTTTTACTTCATGACGAAAGTCAGCCACTAATAACTATGCTGATGCTTGACTCTGGAGCCGGTTACACCGTATCTGACTACACTTCTAATCGCCCTTCTATGCTGTATAAGGATAATATCCGTGCCATTTATCCAATTTCTGCAATTGTGAGCCCGGAAAGATTCATTCCTGCAGCTTCAAACTAAATACTGTATTTTTACACAGTTAGGTTTTTGCTGCGTAGCTTGTCACATTTAGCGCCCCGCAATACTCTGTAATTCCTTATTTTATATAATAAATATGAAGTAATTCCCCACCATTTTGGTCAAACAATTTCCTGACACCACTTTAGAATGAGATTTATCTTAAATGGAGGTGTAACATGTTGATATTGAAAGATTTAAATGACCACTATCTTATCAGGGCTGCTCTTTATGATTCAGCAAAAGGCAGTTGCATCGAAATCATCTGTCACTCTTCAGATCCCGAAAAGCTAGGAACCTTGCTTACTGAGGGACTACGTAAAGCCCTTCAGGGATCTTCACTTACCAGTAAGCATCTCTCCATATACCCTGTCCTTTAACTATTTTCTTATATTTTTCAATACGATGATTTTATTGAATATTAAATTTGCACTTTTGGTGTTGTTTTTATTTACCCATAAGTGCAACAATAAATCCAAGGCGAAGGCCCTTGCTCTTTAACAACGTGGACAGGTCGATAGAACTAACAGCCCGAATGGGTTGCTGGTCTGGCACATGCCAGGGTGCTGACAGTACGAGAATCCCAGAGGCGGTCCTCCGGGATGAGTTGGTTTAATGTGCAAGCAAGGGGATCACGGCCTTCTCCCGTTAATGGAAAAACCGCGCCAGATTGCGAAATGCGGCAATTATTTAACCTGATTTTCCTGGGAACAGATCAAATTCATCAGACTCAATTACTGCTGTAGTCATTCTTAAAACATCGAAATTAACTATAGGTGTTTCATTAATTACCTTTAATAGTTTTGAAGATGCGAGCCAAGTTGAATTCCAAAGTTCTGGGTTTTCGCCCTTGACTATGAGGCAAAGTTTTTCAGAAAAATTAAAGGCATCCATTTCCGATTTAATTGCACGTTGAAGCCACAGTTCAAAATAACCTATATTAGGTAATTTTTTAAATTTATTAAAAATATCACGCATCAAACTCAATCGTTCAGCATCAGAATCAATCAATGATAAAAACTTGCTTAAAATAGCGAAACTAACTGGGTATACTTTTGGGTTGCGGTATGCAACATCCATTACTATACTAATTATAGGTTTTGATGAAATATCTAGCTCAGTTATTTTCTGAACTCGCTCATTAAACTCTTTTAAAGCAACCGACAAGCTACCTGAGTTAGGGTATTCATTTGCATGTTTCTTTATTAACAAAGCATATTTTAAAAGATACTTATGATTGTTTTTTGTTGCTATCCAACTAATCTTATCTTTTTTCACGGAAGCAATAACCACATCATCATATGCTTTAGTCTTTGCAGAGCCGAGTTTTAACCCATAAACACTAAGAACTTCCGAGAGCAATTTAAGAATATGTTCACCTGTTTCTGAACTATTTACAAAAACACGATAATCATCTCTGTATCTTAGTATTTTATAATCATCCACACCTGCGCTCTGTAATTTTTCTGTCAAAATATCATCAACATAACCTAATAAAATTTCAGCAATGAAATCCATTAATACAGAACCCTGAGGTATTCCATTTGTTTGTCCACACTGCATGTTTTGGATTGCTGCATCAACTAAGTTACCAAGCAGGGTTTTGTCTTTTTTCTTTTCCTTAGCTACTTCTCTTGTTTCAAGAGCCCAAGCAAGTGAATGTGTATAAATAGAACCATAACAATCGGTTATATCTGTATCATATAAATAGTCGAAAGTGAGGGAAAGCTCAATAGAACGCAGCTCTACCTTTTGCCACCAATTAGATACCTGTGCTGCTTTATCTTTTTCATCATCACCAACCACTGGAATACTCAAACATTCTATTTTAGGGTTACGTTGAAAACTAGCAAACCTTGTCTTGATTTTTTCCCAGTTATCGGCCTTAGTCAGTATATTCACAAGATTAACGTAAAGAACAGGATGTACGATTTGTAATGGCCGCCAAGATAGTTTTCCATCTTTATTGATCATTAGCGTGTAGTTAACATTATCGCATTCATACACTTTCGTATCAGCTTTCATTATCCCTCGTATTTCTTTTTCTCCCAACTCATGCGCAACCTTGCTTAATAAGAGATTGAAATCGAAATACGGCGGCAAATCGGAATTAAAATAACTTTCCATTTTCAGAAAGTGTTTTTTAGCTTCTTCGCAGTCTAAATCTAGTACGCTTTTGAAATTTTCCATGTTCAATTATTTTAATAAGGTAAAAGGGATTATATTATAGCGTCCAAAAATATTACTAAAAGATGTTTCTCTTTAATTTCTTTCATATTCAGGCATGCATACCCGTATCCGATGAACCAGGGGTGGTTTGTTGGGTGTGCATGCCTGAATTTCACGAAGTTAGCATATGAAGGTGTTTATAGCGGTGCCAATGACCAACAGGCTTCACTTCAACCGCCCGGAGTTCTTTGCCGCGGCTGACAGGCTGAAAGAAGCTGGTGGTACCCCTCTCAACACTGCAGTTCTTCCTGATGGCCTTTCCCCTGCTGATCACATGCACAAGACTGGAAAATCAGCGATGGTGCAGCCGCGGAATATCACTTTGCTTTCAAGTAAGGTCTGAAAATCATGACGCAGCACAGCGTCACCACTCACAACAAAGAGGTTAGCACCCTATGAATGGACAAAGCGGGACAGCAGGCATGGCAGTATGTGCCGAACCCAAGCGTTCTGTAATTGATGTAAAGGTTAATCAGGTATGGGATCAACTTGATAGTCTTCACGGACGAATCAGCAATTTGCATGACCGCTTGATCCCGGTAGTTACACCCTGCCCGGAAGTTAAAGGAAGTGGTGCAAGTGAAGTAAATGAACCACTTTCTCCACTGGCCGATGTTATTCACCGGTTCGGGGCATCTGTCGCTACTGCCAATGCGCGGCTGGACGAGATTATTCGTCAGCTGGAATTGTAATAACCGCTGCAGTTCACCTGGTCCAACATTAAAACACTGGGCCTTTTACGAGGAAGTAATATGTCGTTCTTTGGAAATAATGAGAAATCGCCAACTGAGGAAGAAATTAACCGGATAACCAGCTTGGTCAATCAATATCCGGGTAAAGCTTTTCAGGTGCTGAATAAAAAAATCAACAGTCAGGGCCTGATGCTCTCTGTTCGTGAGGTTCCTGATGAACTACTGACCGACGAGGAACGTATTTGCAAACAACATCGTTTGCGTCAGCATTAATATCATATCTGATTTCCAGCATCATGCCCTCTGGGGCATTTATCGACAGACTTGAAAATTCCAGTCGCATTTCTGGCGACATTTTCCTGATTTTCCGCTCCGCACCAACGCTTACTTCATAAATGCCGCAATTCTGGCATCGATACATCCTGTAGTTGTCATGATCGGTAAATCTGTACACAGCGCCAGTATCGCAGAGCGGACACTCGCCAGTCTGTTGTTCTTCCATCGAATTACTCTCGCTTGTTGTGGTGACAGCAAGAGTACCACCTCGCCTGAAGTGGAAAAAAGCAGGCACCACACAAAGAGAAAAGCCCCGGCGACCAAACCGGGGCCATCCCAATCAGCAGCGACCAAACCGCTGATTACACGAGATACCAGACAAGGTTAGCAGTTTGAATGGTATTGCCCCTAACGGAGAGTAAGGAGCAGGAGAAATATACATGAAATCTCAGGTGTTAACAAAATCCATGGCGGCCCGTAACGCCCGTCAAGCCATCTTTATCAATGATCCTTTCCGGCCTCACCCACGCTGCCAAGCGCGTTTTAACAAACATCCGGAACCTGTCACTGTGATGCCGCCAGATAGTCAGTTGCGCTGGCCGGTACTTTTCGCTGTGGCACTTTGTGGTTTTGCACTGGCTTTTCTCAACTTCGCAATGCAAATGTAGGTATATATGCAAGAACCCGTTCATATCATGATCGATAACGAAACGTTATCCGTTCTGCCCAACGCGCATATTGCTCAGGTTGGGTTAGTTCAGTTCGACCCGCACACCTTCACCCCACTCGCTCAGAAAGTTATAAGCATCAGTCATGAACGTCAGTCCGGAACGGTGATTGATGCCAGTACTGTGGCCTGGTGGATGGCGCGGGATAAAGAGACACAGCAGTCCGTGTTCTACGGTGATGAGGACCGCATTTCCATTCGTTCGGCATGCTGCGAGTTCTACCGCTTCGTGATTGATTCCTGCCGCCGTACCTGGCAGGAAGACGAGACGCCGGGCCTCAGTGATTTACATCAGTCAGTGCATATCTGGGCAAAGCCAGCGCGCTTCGATATCCCACAGTGGGAGAATGCCTTCCGGCATGCTGACGTTCAGGTGCCGTGGTTTCGCCGTAATGTGAATGATGTTCAGTCGCTACTCAATGATGCCGAACGCAACGGATTTGTTGCCTCTTCGCTTAAACAACTTTCCGCCGGTATTCACATGCCGCTTAACGACTGTCTCTGGCAAATCCGTCTTCTTAAGGCCATTACGGAGTTTAAATCCCGCTAATGACTGACATTACCATCCCACGTCTGGCGATGGTTAACAGCATTACTGACCACGCCATACGTCGTTACACCGAACGGCGGCAATCCCTTCCCTGTTTCATCATCGACGATCTTCTGCAGGCAAAACCCCTGACCAAGGCAAGGCTGCGAAAACTGGGATTGCAGCGACGGCGCGGATACCGGTATCTGCGCACAACTGACCGGCTGTTATTCGTTATCGGCTACAGCCGCGTCATTACCTGTTATTTCGAGAATACAAAGGTTAGCACCTATGAAAACACTGGCTCAAAAGATGAAAGAGCAAGGCAAGATGATCACCGAACGCGCCGCCAGCGAAGAGAGACGCGGGAACTACAAAACAGCACAGGTATTCTGGCTGAAATCGACTGAATACCCCTGCTCAGAAGCAAATATGCATTATCGTAACGTTCGCGCTGACATCTGCCAGCGTCGAAGCCAGGAGGTGTCAGAATGACCACTATTTCTGACTCTACGGTGGCAACAGCTTTAGCAACCTCATTGCGCCCTGTTCGCTCCCAGCTCGAGCTGGCCCTCGAACAGACTGTCGGCACCGCCCGGGCATCTGTCGAAAGTGCCCTCGCATTGACTGACCAGTTAGAAGTGCTGGTTATCGAGCAATACAACCTACAGGTTGACGAGTTCAACGCTGTCGTTGAGCAATGCGAAGCACTGGATGACCGAAACACCACGCTGGGACTTCAGGCAGCAGGATTAGCTGAAAAGCTGGCTGATATGGAGTTAACAACAAAAGAAGCACGGGCCGCAGAGGAAATCGCAAAAGCGCAGATTGCTGTTCTGCAGGGTGATAAGCGACAACTGAAGACTGAGAATGACCAGCTCAAGTCGATGAACCCGGAACGCCAGAAAACGCAGATAGTCAGCCTCAAAGAAACCATCGCCAGTAAAACCACTCTTCTCGACCAGCAAAAGCAGGAGATGCGGAAGATCCGCGGCGAACTGGCCACGACGAAAACCAATCTGGCGGTCGCCATCCAACAGAACACCGAATTAAATCTTGAAAACGAAGAGTTGCGGACACGGCTCCAGCGCATTGACGGTGACGTTGAACCTGTCTGGTACCCGGCTGCTGACGACAGCGGCCTCCAGTTTTACTTTTACACCTTCGGCTGGCGACTGACGCTGGGCTCCACCGACCGGGATCTACATCTCGACCTGCTTCAGGATATTGACTGGCATATCGAAATTCGGAGCAACTCCGGCATATCCGTTCTGGTATCTGTTACGCAGTGGTGCCGTGCGCGCTATCCGATCCTTGACCAGTTCAAGTCAGCCTGGCCGTCTGCTCTGGGGATTGCGTTAAACCGACGGATCATTGAGCTGCTGGGCGATACGCACCCTCACCTGGTTCAGCGTACCGAATGGGCTATGGCGACTCCACTTAGCAATCTTCCCCTGCAAGACAAGTGGCTTGATCTGCTAAACGCCTCCGGTCTTTACAGCTTGTGGACTGTAGTAAGCCATACCCCGGAAGAACTCTCCAACCTGGTTAAAGGATTCGGTATCGCGACTGCACGCCAGGTGCACGCAGCCTGTATGAACGTCGTTAAAGACTGGCAGGCGGAAAACTGGCCCAAAACCAACGCAGCATAAGAGGAATTATGAGCCTACAACACAAAACTGACGCTGAGTTGATCGAAACAGCGACGAAACTGGCTAGCTACAGCGAAGCAGGCCCGGTGCTTAAAGAACTACTTTCACGCTGGCAGGTACAGCGCCAATTGGCGGATGTTCAACATCAGCAAATGATTAACCTGGCAGCTGAGAGCGAACTGCTCCACCAGCATGCAGTGAAACAATCAGACGCTGTCAGCGAAATCATTACAGTACTGGCGTCCGTTGCACCAAACCTGATGCCTGACCAGCAATTAGAGCTTTCTGCTGGTGCCGAAAAGTTAGTGCCCAGTCTGACTCTCAGCAACACAGTGAGCCAGATTCGTGCCGTTGAAGTTGTTGATCTGCAGGGCGCGCTGGCAACCCAGTTCTCCGCGTCCGCACGTATTCAGCAAATGGATCCGCTCGATCTGATGGCGTTATCCTGCTGCATCGACTCAGTTATATCCCGCCGCCTGGCAGAATTGCTTTACCTGCCCATTGGACCCGTCCCGGTTGAACGCGATCAAATTGGCCGCTGGTCACATCCGGCATCAGCTTTACAACCTGACTGGGATGAAAGCACCCCACCAGCCGAGATAAAGAACTGGTTCAGATCGCATGGGCTCGAGGTAAAGGTCGTTGACCTGGCAGATCAGGACGATGCCCTTTTCGAACGATGTATGGATGATGTTGCGGCAGTCGAAGAATGGAACCCTATCCCCCCGGAGGGTGAAGACTGGTTCCTGTTCTCCATATTCGACAGCGAAGAAGGTGTCCACGCCGAATTCGTTCATCCAGCAGCGGTGTGAAAGAGAAAAGCAGCTGCAAGGGATCTCGCAGTCGAAACCGGTATGCAGGAGACCAACCAGTAGAAAGCGACGGTTTCCTCACTCTTGAATATTATTTCGCCTATCCAGCACCTAAAAACATCACTTAAAATCCAACATTCCCACCACAACCAAAATATTGAACTGGTTAAATACACAATAAGCAGATCAAAAATACACTACATAAGTATTTTTTGGGACTAAAAAACTTAAGTTTTTAAAATCGACTGTCGCTTAAAAATTGTAACCATCAATAGAGATAATGGAGTAGGTATGGTTTCCCCGATTACAGGTGGCAGTTACTTCGATTTCAATACGGATTACTCAATCAAACCGTTACCTCCAGGGACAACGGCAAACTCGGGCGAGGTATGTGGACAGACTGGTGTCTGGAAAAGCGAAACTTATAAAGTTGTAACCGGTGTTACAAAAGGAGAAGTAATGCCGCAGTATCAGGGGCGCGATGTTGAATGGGAACTTACCGGACATTCACTTTCCGAACTGGATCAACCGACTGAGTAATCTCCTTTCGATGCCTAAATATCATCATGCGTTTCTGCCAGAGTTATGAGGCATCAGAACGAAAGAATACAAAAAAAATAAAAATGTAGTCTTTTAGCCCGCTTCTCCGTGCGGGCTCTTTTCCGTTGTTTTCACTATCACAAAGCAGCATTTCACTTTTTCTTAATCCGTCCAACTACTGTCCCGCCCCACTGCCATCAGCCTGATTAAACTCTGCCGGAGAAGACCATATCCAGCGGACTGGGCTTTTGTGCGCGTTCGGCGGGCAAACACGAGATACAGACCATGCCAGATATCGTCTTCAATGAAGAATGGGTAGTTGAAACTCGGCTAAGCGAAAGAACTGGCCTCTCAAAGGGGCAAATTAAAAACTATCGTTTGGGAGTGTGGATCGAGGGTGTTCACTTTAAACATCTGACCGCATTAGGAGAGACCAGCAGCAGTAATGGTGTCCTCTGGTACAACTACCCCCGAATTAATAAATTTGTTCAGGAGGCTTAATGGCAGCATTACCGACCGGTGTAGAAATACACAATGGAAAAATAAGGATCTGGTTCGTATACCGTGGTTCCAGGTGTCGAGAAGTACTGCACGGCTGGGCTATCACCGCGGCGAACATCCGCAAAGCGGGAAATCTTCGTGCTGGAATTATTGGCGATATACAGATGGGAACCTTTGACTATGCCAGACGATTCCCTGAGTCAAAGACAATCAAAAAGTTTACCACCACACAGCGCATAACAACCTTCACAGAGCTCTGTGACCTTTTCCTTAAAATAAAAAAGCTCGAATTATCTGCGGCATCACATGACTCACTGACATCCAGGATAGATACCCTGCTTCGCATTGTCGGAGGCAGAACGCACATTGCCGAAATTCAGCACACAGATTTATTGAGATACCGTCAGGAACTGCTGACTGGTGATGTAACCTACAAAAAAGTGGTCTGGTTCAATAAAGAGGGACGCAAGGCTTCAACTGTAAACAACCTGATGGGCACACTGTGCAGTATGCTGAAACTGGCTAACCATAGTAAGTTCATCACTCATGCCCCCTATGAAAATGTTAAAAACCTGAGAGTTTCTCAAAGGGATCCTGATCCGCTGCTACTTCATGAATATCAGGCTTTCATCAATACTCTGCCCCGCCGGTTTGCACTCACCTGGATTGTTGCGATTCACACCGGTATGCGTCACGGTGAGCTCTGTGCGCTCGCCTGGGAAGATATCGATCTGAAAAAAGGGGAAATACATGTATGCCGGAACCTTACGGCAAAAGGGCTATTTGTCCCCCCTAAAACTAATGCGGGGATCAGAACAATCACACTTTTACAGCCTGCACTCGAAGCACTGAATGAAATCCATCAACTGACCGCAAACCAACCGAAAACAGATATCGTTCTCCATCATCGCGAGTATGGACGGACAGAACAGCTTTCTGTCCGATTTGTCTTCATTCCAGGACAGCAGTCGAGGGAAAAGAAACAGTACTTTTCTAAAAGGTCTTTTCCATACAGCTGGGAAAGCGGCATGAAACGGGCAGGCGTTAGAGTGAGGGATCCTTATCAATCTCGCCATACATACGCATGCTGGCTACTGTCATCAGGAGCTAACCCATCGTTCATTGCCAGTCAGATGGGGCATGAGAATGCAAAGATGGTTTATGAGGTTTATTCGAAGTGGATCAGCGAAATGAATGCGGATCAGGTAAGCATGCTGAATAGCAGGATGCCGACCCAAATGCCCCCATTATGCCCCCAGCGCACAGCCTGAGTAAAAAACACGCTGCAAAATCAACAAAATATAGTCAACTTGCTTAATTACTCTGCAATCGCGTGAGATCAGGAAGAAAAATGCCAT